GTGTGACGCACAGGAAGTGATGACAGAAACAGCCGGTGACGGCGAAGATAAACCGTTCTGAGGGCTAAACCATGAGTTATCGCGCATATATCATTGCTTTTGACCCGGAACACGGCACCTACACCGAAACCGAAATTATGGAGGGTTTCGCCACTGAACAGGAAGCGGTAGACCATGCTCGCGACCGGCTGCCAGGCGTGCAGCAGGAACTGGTCAAGCTAGGGCGGAACCTGCTGTGTAGTTATCGCACCAGGGAGGTGGCATCAGCCGAAATCGTGCCGTTTGCCAGCCCGTAACGTTACAACAATTTTTGTTCTGACCGCCCTGGCATCTGCCGGGGCTTTTTTATGCCTACTACGGTTACAACGGTTACAACGGTTACAACGCAAAATCGGTGTTGTAACCGGCGTTGTAACCACGCAAGCCACTGAATATTAATGATTTTACCCATTCCGGTTACAATGGTTACAACAGATTAGTAAAAAAAAGAAATTCGTATATTCCTATATACCCATAGTGCTTTTTCCAAACTTTATGAACTTGGCGTAACCGTTGTAACCGATTGCACGAAATTTGTTATTTTTCAGAAACATAACACGGTTACAACTCAATTCAGCGTTGTAACCGGATGGGGTGCCTGGGCGGCATGGGTGCTGGTGGTGGTCCGCTCATTCGTAACCACGCTTTTTCACGTCTAACCAAAGCAGCAGCCGGAATAGGTACAACATACAGAAGTATGATGTAACTACAGGAAACGAGCCTTTCAGCCTTGTTTTGCGTTCAAACAGTAGCTGTTCAGTAAACAGCCAGAACGTTGCACATATCGCAACAATAAGCCTGAGTGAATACGGGCTGAAAGCGCGCGGAATATGTCAGATTATGCGCCGTTCGCCTGCCAGCACCTTCCTGGTGCTTCTTTCTGCCTGCAAACTCCGCGATTTAACATAATGGACCTTGCGCGCACCGCCTGGCCGCCTGCCTGCCTCAAAAATCGAAGGGTCCTCCTCGGCGGCAGTACAGGGCGGGGGCATTGGTCCCGCGTAATTCGCGTTGTGCGTGCCCCTCCAAAACTCACTTTATGATTACGTCAAGTAAATCAATCATTTATGTGAACCTTATCAAAGCACTGGCACCATACGTGCGCGATTGCAAAATAAAGCGAACACGTTTTACACATGCTGAATTGTAAAGATGTGTAAATATCGATTACGCCGGATTATGCCTGGTTATTTGCAAGTATTCAGGGTTATAAGTTACTGATTTTACATTAAAAAGCTCACATTGTGGCTATTGTGTTCGGTCTGGTTACTGTATATCTTTAAGTCATTCCAGACGATTTATTGCACAACAACCGGAGCATTTTTAATGAACGTTTTATCTCAACTTATCAACGACGCGTTGAACCACCAGGGCGGCCATGTTCGCACTGATGGCAACGGTGATATTACTCAATTTATCCCTATGGAACCGGCAGCAGTTCGCTACCTGTCCATGAATGACGTGCTGACCCCGAAAGGTGGCAAGCAGACCACCTTCAACGCTGTTCTGGCTGAACGTTCGCTGGTGGCACAGGCAGGCGCTGAAATCATCCGCATTCCTGGCCCGATGACCACGCAGCCGACTGGCCAGACTGGTGCAACGACTGGCCTCGAAGTGGCTGACCGCTTCGTTGTCATCCGCCCTGGTGCGTTCGCCAAAGTTACTGACGGCGAAGAAATCAGCATGAGCGGCAAGCCGTACATGGTTGCAGCATTCGACCACAACACCGCACCGGCTTACGGCGTTGGCTACACCCTGACCCGCCAGCAACTGAAACACGAATTCGCTGACGATACAGTGCTGGAAGCGGTCAACACCGCCATTGAACGCGGTATTGCCGATCTGGCTGACTTCGTGCTGCTGAACCACCTGGAAAGCGCAGCGGAAACCCTTACCAGCCCGTCATTCACCGCAGTGGCGCAGAAGATTGCAGCCAAAAACCTGCGCTTTGATGAAGTTAAAGCCATTGTTGGCGGTGATTGCACCGGCCTGGAACTGCAAGACGGCGTTCTGCGTGCCTACGGTGTACGCGCTGAAATCAGCGGCCAGACTTCCAGCACAATCATTGGCGCTTTCGGCAATGCAGCCGTTGCCCTGGATGATGAAATCCGCGTCACCGCCCGCCGCGTGCTGAATGGTGCCGTTGAAATCGTTGTGTGGGTGAACGCATCCGCACTGGTGCCTGACTCAACTATGTTCTGGAAGGCTTGATCATGTGGTGGGGCAGCAAAAAAGCGGCAGCGGAGCGCGCTGCCCTGCCGGGTGAAATCCTGGCAGCTATCGAAGGTGTGGCCATGTATGTGCGCCACGGTGATGAAAACACACCGCGCATCGTAGTGCAGCCGGTTGGCTGGTCAGGATTCATCTACAGCGATGACGCTGCTGAAAAATGGATTCGCAAGGCTTACCCGGAGCTTAAGCAGTACCAGATTGAACGCGCCGTGAATTACCTCGCCTCCCTGGTGCGCAGTCACTACCGCGAGCAGCGCCCGAAACAGAAGCGCGAAAGCTGGATGAGCAGGTATTAAGCCATGAAACGACAAGAAACACGCCAGCACGTAACGGTACGCCTCGCCCCTGACCTGGTGCGCCAGGTCGAAAGAGAGCAAGCCAAACTGGAACGCAGAACAGGCATCCGCCCTTCACGCAGCCAGGTGATTGAAAAGTTTCTGAGTAGCGGGCTGAACGGCAAATAATGGCCAAGAATACAGGTTTCACCGGTTCCCTGTGCCCAAAATAACCGGCCAAATTTAACCTTCATCGTTCCTCAGACGATGGATGCTGGAACCAGGTTGGTGGTCATCCTGGACGGTCAAAACCACCACTAATTCCACACCGGTTGCGCCGCACCTGTCACCTAAAAGCGCGCACTCACTTAATCATCAACAACTATTGTTAGCGGCCAATACTATGAAAAACCATGACCTGTACGAATCAATGAAAGAAGAAGCGCGTTTGATCCTTAGCGAAACAAAGCGTTTCCAAACCATTTCAGAGAAAAACCCAATCAGCTACGAAGCAGCCGACCTGCTGGCCAGCCTTCGCAACCGTTTAAACGCATTCGAACACATGACCGATGAAGCCGGTCGCGCCATGCGCAACGAAGCGGAAAGCCACGCATCGACCCTGGAACGCAAGAAGTGGCAACCATCCAGCCGCATCAGTTCCGGTGAACGGGCCAAGCGCCAGGCAGTGAAGCGCGGCGCTATCCTGGTGCGGAGCGCATAAGAATGGCAACCAACAACAACATTTATGAAGCCGTTCTGAACGTCATCGGCGTAGCCGACAAGATGACGAAGAACAACGCAAGCCAACTGACCGACGCACAAAAGTTGGCGATCAAGAACCTTAGCGGCGCGATGAAGTCCTGGAAAGGTATCACGTTTGGGATGCGCGACATCACCGCCAACGACAAACCAACAGAAAGCAAAACCGCATAAGGGGGCACCATGCTGGACCGTATTCACACAAAACCGGAAGGAACAAACCCCTGGCCTGAACTGGTGGATATGGTCCTGCCCAAAGTTATGGTTTGCGAAACAGCGGAGGGAATGCAGAAACAGCGAGACTACCGCACCGAATGCGCCCTGCAACTGGCCGCTGCCGCCTTGCGGGCAATCGGTGAACACACCCTTGCAGAAAATTTACTTAATTAATTCCTTGAGAGCACAATTATTATGGCCAACAAGAAGTTAAATGCAAAAATCACGATTGGTGGGGCCGTTTCCGGCAGCCTTCGTGGTGCATTTGGAACTGTAAAGAAAAATACCGTCGAGATTGGTAGCGCAATCTCTAAGCTGTCGCGCGAACAGCGCCAGTTAAATGAAGCAATGAAGCGTTATGGCCAGGATAGCGCGATATTCTCCCGCATGAAGGACCGCTATCAAACGGTTGTCGGGCAGGTTGAACGCCTTCGTTCTGCCACCGAACGCCTGAAACGCGTGGAGGATGCCCGCGAACGCAACCTGGCGAAGCGTCAAGGCTACAAAGAAGGAATCCTGGGGACTGTCGCACTTGGCGCAACGGTAGCTGTACCGATCAAACAGGCTATGGATTTTGAAGATACGCTGGCAGATATCCGCAAGGTTGCCAACTTCGAAACCCCTGACGGCCTGGTTAAGATGGGCCAGGCTATCCAGGATATGTCAACCAAAATGCCGATGGCAGCCAACGAAATCGGCAAGATTGTTGCCGCTGGTGCTCAATCAGGCATCGCCACCAGCGAACTAACCAAGTTTGCTGAATCGGCCATCAAAATGGGTGTGGCTTTTGACGTCAGCGCCGACCAGGCAGGCCAGGCAATGGCAGAGATGCGCGCCGCCTTCGGGATGACGCAGGACCAGATGAACGTTCTGGCTGACAAGATCAACTACCTGGGCAACAACACCGCCGCATCAGCCAAAGACATCCTGGAAATCACGCAGCGCATCGGGCCGCTTGGCAGCGTCGCTGGTGCAGCTTCCGGTTCTATCGCTGCGATGGGTGCAACGCTGCGCGGTATGGGCGTGCAGAATGAGATTGCGGCCACCGGTATTAAAAACCTGCTGCTATCCCTGACCGCTGGCGCATCCGCCACGAAGTCACAGCGTGAAGCGTTTAAACAGCTTGGCTTCACATCCAAGCAGGTTGCAAAATCAATGCAACTGAACGCCGATGAAACAATCCGCGTCATCCTGTCCAAGATCAGCAAGCTGCCAAAACACATGCAGGCGGCAACGCTTTCGCAACTGTTTGGTAAGGAATCGATTGGCGCTATCGCACCAATGCTGACACAGCTTGATACGTACCAAAAGAATCTGGACATGGTCAAAGACAAGACCAAATATGCCGGTTCTATGCAGGCTGAATATGAGGCAGCCACCGCCAAAACGTCGGCACAGCTTAAGATTTTCAACAACCGTGTGTCTAACCTGGGCGTCACGATCGGCACAGTGCTGCTGCCAGCATTCAACGGCGTTCTGGCTACCGTTGGCCCGGTTATCGGCAAGGTTGCCGAACTGGCGCGCGAATACCCTACCGTGACCAAAGCAGTGGTTATTGGTTCCAGTGCACTGGTGGCACTACGTGTGGCGACGTTCGCCGCTGGCTTTGCGTTCACGTTCCTGAAAGGTGGCGTGTTGCAGATGTCCAGCCTGTTTGCCCGCATGAACGCATCTGCCGTTCTGGCCAGCACCCGTGGCCTGCCTGCGGTGGCTACCGGCATTCGTGCCGTTGGTGCGGCGTTCATATCCACTGGCGTGGGTGCTGCCGTAGCTGGCCTGGCGCTGGCAGGTTATCAGATTTACCGCCATTGGGCCGGTGTGAAGGCTTTCTTTGGCGGAGTGGGTGAAGGCATCAAATCCGGGCTGGAACCGCTTAGCGAAGCTCTGAGCCGCCTTTATGAACGCATGGGGCCGCTGAAACCTGTCATTGATGGTGTGGGTGCTGCGGTTAAGACGGTTTTCAACTGGTTCACGTCACTGACCGAACCGGTCAAATACAGCGGCGAGGAACTGGATAAGGCCGGTAAAATGGGGATGACGTTCGGTAAGACCCTGGCGGCTGGCATCGAGCTTGTGACCGCACCGATCACGTTCCTGATTGATAAGATTCTGTGGGTGTCTGACAACATCGGCAACCTGACCAACAAGGCACTGGAGTTTAAAAACGCCGTGTCTGATGTTGCTGGTGGTGCGTGGCAGAAAACCAAAGATTTCTTTAGCAATCCGTTCGGTGAAGACGAAAGCAGCCAGCCAGCAGCGACCGCCGCCCCTGGTGCGTCCTTGCCTTCACCGGCACTGGCTAACCGCACCGGCAACACAACGGTGAACACGAACGACCAGTACACCATCAACGTGAAGGCCGAGCCTGGCATGAATGAAGATGCGCTGGCAAATAAGGTGGCGCAGAAGCTGAAACAGCAGCAAGGAATCCGAAATCGTAGCATGATGAATGACGGATTAGCAGCACCGTAATGAAATGAAATTGATGACTGCAACCAAAGCCTGGGTGAAAACTCTGGCTTTTTTTTATGGTTAGCATTTATTAACCGATTATGCCGGATTATGTGGGATTATGAGCGACATTTACCTTTTTAAATGCCTGAAATTATTTATGAATTTTCGGCCTATATTTTGGCAAAATAGCTTGCAGAAACCGGATTGCAGGGTATCATTCGAATTGTGGCGCTTGCACACCGCCACAAAAAGGAAAACCCCCGGACTGCGCGAACAATCCAGGGGGCTTAATGAAAGTCTAGGTTAGCGGCCTGACTAGGAAAAATACTAGCAAAGACCTTTACCTTTAGCAAGTTAAACCCCCCTTCATTGAGCCACCGATTTTAGCGCAGCCTCAACGAAATATTGAGGAATGCGAAATGAAATTGCACGACCTGGCTGACGCCATCCTGAAAACCAGAACCGTTGAAACTCGCTGTGATGCTGCGTTCAAATTCGCTGACGCTATGCTGCGCAACGGTTCAAGCATCACCGACACAGCGGAAGCAACCTACCGCATTGTAATGCGCGGGAACAAAGCCTACCGCCTGAACAAAGATGACGCCTGGCGCATCACTGCGCACGCCTACGCTGAACAACTGGCGGAACGCGAAGTGGCCACCGTCCTGGCGCAGATTGCCGGGGGTGCGAAATGAGCATCATCACCCTGCATCGCCTTATGCGCGAACCTGCTACCAGCCAGACGCACGCACAGTGCGTGGCCATCATGCAGGAACTGATTAAGCAGGCCATCCAGTCTGGCCGCCCGCTGCAATATTCCATCTACCTGGGGCACCTGGCAGAGAACACCCGCTTCCCGTTCAACCGCGTGGACGCCTGGCAAATGGCGCTGGATATGCAGCGCAAGGCAGGGGGTGCGGCATGAGTCTGGCATACGACCAAATCACCAACATGGAGCGCGCACTTAGCGCCCTGGAATCCCTGCCGAACGACTGTTCACGCCGTGATTGGGCACGCATTGGCTGCGCTGCAAAGGCTGCTGGCCTGTCATTCGATGACTTCCATAACTGGAGCCAGGGCGCAACCAACTACCGCAATGAAGCGGATGTGCGTTCCGCCTGGGGTAGCTTTAAGATTGACGGTTCGGTGACTGAAAACACGCTGTTCTGGCTGGCGCGTAACGTGGCGCAGTGGAATGACCCAACAGCCAGGGCGGAAAAGGCACCTATTGAGAAGCCAAAAGCCAAACACAACCCGATTGACATTTGGGCTGCGTCAGAACCTGCGACCGCTGAACACCCGTACATCATGCGCAAGTGGGGCAAGCCTGACGGCCTGCGCGTTGTTACGCAGGACATCAGGAGCGGAAGCAAAAGCCTGAAAGGCTGGCTGGCAATCCCTGTTTGGTCATCAAGCGGAAACCTGGTTTCCTTACAGTTCGTAGGGCCAAACAAAGGAGAGAAGCGCAACGCCAGTGGCTGCCCTATGGATGGCACATTTACGGCTGGAAAGCTGGAGAAAGGCCAGAAAGCCTACATCGTGGAAGGTATCGGCCACGCCTGGAGCGTGAACGCCGTCACCGGCTGCGCTGCCGTGGTTTCCTTTGGTGCTGGCAACATCCGCAAGGCTGCCGACATCATCAAGGCCGCTGGTGCTGTTCCGGTCATAGTCCCTGACCGTGGCAAAGAATCTGACGCTTTCCGCACTGGCTTTGCGGTTGCCACCCTGCCGTCCGACCTGGCAGAAGGCAAAGATGTTAATGATTTGCACCAGGAGCAAGGTGCTGATGCGGTCCTGGCTGCGCTTAACAATGCGCGCGCTGGTGGCGTGGTTGACGTGGCGGAAGAAACCCGCCGCCGTTTGCAGCAGGAAGAAAACGCCCGCCTGCAACAGCCGGAAACAGTCAGCATCCTGCCGCCGTCGATGTCCCGCGAAGAAATGCTGGAATCTATGGTGTGGATCGCAAGCGGTGAAATGGTGGCCAGCGTCAATGACACAACAATGTTTATGACCTGGAAGGAATTCCGCCAGCTTACGTCAGCGTCAATGACACTGAGCGACGAGCGCAAAAAGCCGGTGCCTACCGCCGTTCTGTGGCAACAAGACCCGCAGCGCAAAACGGTTATCACTCGGACATTCCACCCTGGCGCGGGCATCTTCTGCCGTGACCCGGATGGACGCCCTGCAATCAACACCTGGCGACCGCTCGAACGCAAAGAAGCCACGACAGGCATCAGCCTGTTTCTGGACCATGTAGCCTACCTATTCCCGGATGCCATAGAGCGCGAAAAATTCCTGGATTGGCTGGCACACCTGGAGCAGAAGCCAGGCGAACTTCCGCACTATGGCTGGCTGCACGTGGCCAACAAAACCGGCACAGGCCGCAACTGGCTGGCCAGCGTCCTGGCGCGCGTATGGCGTGGCTATGTGGCACCGAACGTGGACCTGCCTAACCTGCTTGATAGCCAGTTCAACGGCCAGTTAGCTGGGCGCGTTCTGGCCATCGTTGACGAGATTCAGGCCGGGGTGAGCGAAAACCGCTACAGTCACACCAACAAACTGCGCAGCATCGTTACGGCTGAATATCGTGACGTGAACCCGAAGTATGGCCGCCAGCACCGTGAACACAACGCCATGCGCTGGCTGGTGTTCAGTAACCACCTTAACGCGCTGCCGATTGACGACACAGACCGCCGCTGGCGCATCGTGCATCACGAAGCAGAGCCGCGCCCGCAGGAAGTTTACGCCACGCTCTATGCTGCGCTGAACGACCGCGAGTTTATCAACGCTGTGGCTGTGTTCCTGGCGGAGCGCGACATAAGCAGCTTTAACCCTGGCGAACGCCCGCCGATGAACGCGGCCAAACAGTCAGTGATTGGCGCTGCGAAGTCGATGACGCAGAAGAACGCTGACCGCCTGGTGCTGTCATGGCCGGTTGACGTTATCACGCAAGGTGACATTGCAAATGTGCTGTCAGACGGTGAAGAAAGCCGCTTCACACCTGCCATGCGCCGCGCAATGGAAGAAGCTGGCGCGCTGCAAATTGATGGGCCGATTAAGGTTCACGGCAAGGCAAGCCGCTGCTGGATTCTGCGCAATAAGGCCAAATGGCTGAACGCTGACGGCAAATCGCAGTCACGTGAAGCGCAGATGGCGCGTGCAGGTATGCCGCCCCTGTGTGACGCACAGGAAGTGATGACAGAAACAGCCGGTGACGGCGAAGATAAACCGTTCTGAGGGCTAAACCATGAGTTATCGCGCATATATCATTGCTTTTGACCCGGAACACGGCACCTACACCGAAACCGAAATTATGGAGGGTTTCGCCACTGAACAGGAAGCGGTAGACCATGCTCGCGACCGGCTGCCAGGCGTGCAGCAGGAACTGGTCAAGCTAGGGCGGAACCTGCTGTGTAGTTATCGCACCAGGGAGGTGGCATCAGCCGAAATCGTGCCGTTTGCCAGCCCGTAACGT